ATCCTCGGCAGGCAGCGGATTGTATGATCCCCCATAAACCTCGACATAATTGCAGTATCCTACGATATTGGATGCAGTGGAGCCCCGCAGGATGTTGCCGGTCAGATCATGGAATCCCCTATTATCCGCAGCCGGCACGAACCAGAAATCGTCATTTTCATCAAAGAAATAGATGCTTTGAGCCCACTGCGATAGCAGGTAGAGGGCTGTATCGAAATCAAAAACCCCCTTGAGTTCGGGCGTCTTATCTGGGGGTAGGTTATTTACCGGATAGATATGCCGTTTACTTTCAGGAATGCCCCCGAACTGATCTAACACCCACCTCACAATGTCTTCGTTCTTCCAGCCGGTGAAGGTCTTATCTGTCTTCATGTACGAGGTCATGCCGCCTTCCGTGCAGGATCCCTCTATCCTCACGAAAAGCTCGTCCGCCTCAGCCTTCTGAATCTCGCCTGAGAAGATGGTCACGATGCTTTGTGCCGTCTCTTCGCAGCCCCACTTGGTGGAGATCATTCGCAGAGAGACTTTCTTCTTGGGCGAGAGAGACCAGTTGCCCAGCTGCTCCTGCTCGACCTGCTCGACTGCCTTGGGGGCGAACGCGCCAAAAAACCTGCCACCCACGTTGGCCAGAACCAGATCATATTTTCCCGGGTCCTTCGTACCATTGGCGCTCTGCTCGGCATGGCAGCTTATGAAATATCGAGATACATCGACGCCGTCTATCATGAGTTCCGGCATGATGTGCATGGCTCAGACACTCCCTGAATTTGCTTCTATGAATGTCAGCTCGATTGTGTGGAAAAAGTCCTTGCTGCCCTTCGGCTGTTTGATGATCTTCTTTTGCAGATACATGCAGAGGCCGGAGTTGAACAATGCACTCTCCACTCGCCCGGGCCCTGCATCCAAATCGCGCACCTTCTGCAGCACCTCGCTTATTCCGCCGTCCGTGCCCTTGAGCGTTTCAAACTTCATCACAAGGTTCCAGAGGCCATCAGGGATGGTGCATTGGGTGAGTGGCTTCTGGCCCACAGTCTTATGGACGATAATCTCAAACTCTTGGGTCCACTCCATCTCGGGATTTGGCTGGCTGAGGTCCGGATCCGAGTAGTTTCGGATGCCCAACTCAATGCCATGGATCTTGACGTGCTTGGCCCGGTCCACGAGAGAAACCTGGGCCTGATAGTTAGAACCGTTGATGTTTAGAAGCTCTCTGAGTGCGATAATCATCATCTCCTAAAATATTCAAGCCCTCTGATATGCTATCCCTCTCTGGCCGAGATTATCGAGCTTATTCCTCATGGCGAAAAGCAACTTATCTGCTGCCTGATCACTTATTTTTGCGAGGAGACCATCGACATCGCTACCCTTCTCAATTTTGTCGATGTGGATATCAACGTTCACACTGCCGACTGACATGGGTGCAGCCCCTCCTGCCATCGAGCCGCCTGACATACCAGAGAATAACTTATTAATCCTTGCCAGGGTTGTCTCGCCTCCCTGCACGACATTCGCCGGATCTACCTCTTCTCTTTCATCCCCAAACAAGAATCCTTTGCCGAGAATCGGCCCCCCACGAGCCATTTTGGGTATATATCCACCCATACCGCCGTTTGCATTTGGAGAATATGTATACTCCTCACCAGTGTCGGTATTGATTGCAGTTTTTCTGTCTTCGGAATGCAAAATAGGGGAGTTCGGCCCAAGCCCCGTTCCTGCAAACGATCCTTTTGTATCCGTTCCGGCTTCTGAAGATGATGGGTATTGTTGTTGATAAGCAGGCGTCTCCTTTTTTCCAAGCGCATCCGTCAGAGCCTTGATCGCGCGCGTAAGCTCGTTTATGCCCGGAATGCCCTCGAAGAAGCCCCCTGGTGTATTCTCATACTTTTCCTTCAGCTTGTCGAGGTTTGCCAGCGTCGCAGCCGAGACGCCCGACTTAGGATTGGCGGCAGGAACATTGTCCTTATACCACTTTTGCTCATCCGCCTCCCAGGTCACGCCTGCCGCCTCGGCGGCCTTATCGAGCTCCTCTTTCTTCTGAGACTTCGTGATACCAAGGCCATCTCGCAGCCAGGTTTGCATGCCCGTGATGAGATTCAGCAGCCAGGTGAAAAAATCCGTCATCTTTTGCCAGATCGCCAAACCTGTCGCAAATGCCTTATTTAGCCATGCGCTATTCACCCAGATCTTCCTCATGAAGTCCACCATGAAGAGCGTGAGCTTGACCAACATCCCGATCGGCGATGCCATGGCCACCGCCTCCAGGACCATCTTGATGGCTCCGCCGGAGTTGCCTTTCATGAACTGACTCCCTATGTCGGATACCAGCTTCTTGGCGGACTCCAGTTGAGCGAACACGCCTTTGCCGAGGCCGCTATTGGAGAACACGGCCCAGGCCTTGGATACCACTCCGAACTTCTTCTCCAGCACATAGAGTATGGCTATTAGGCCCACAATGGCCATTATAACGATACCGAGCGGATTAGCCGTCATGGCTGCATTGAGTAGCCATTGTGCTGCAGTTGCTCCTGTTGTAGCCACGGTGTTGGCGATCTTGGCGACTGTGTCGGCCTTTGTGAGGGCGTACATGGCCTCCAGGCCCGGGATCAGGCTGCCCAGCATGCCCACGACCACCAGGCCGCCCGTGGCAGCTCCGGTCAGCACTGCACCCCAGCCTATCATGGGCCCGAGGCCCGGGATGGAGCCTATGGCGTCCGAGATCTGCAGAAAGGCCCCGAGCACGTCATTGAGCACTGGCAGCACGGAGTCTCCAATCGAGGCCGTCATGGCATTCAGCCTCTTCTCCATGACGACATCGGGCCGGGCCGCCACGGCTTTGCCGATCTGGTCCTGGTCGGGTGCTTCTGTGGAGAGCCTGGCCAGCCGGGCCTCCGGCATGAGTTTGGAGAACCCGAGTCCGAAAATGTCCTCGAACATCGTGGCATCGTCGCCCACGAGCTGAGGAGCGGAGATCCTGGAGGCCAGTGCTTCAGCAGATGCTATGCCCTTGTTTTTGAGCATCTCCTGGTTGGCAAAGAAGTATTTTTCGATTTCCTCGGTCCTCTGTTGGGCCGTGGCCTGATTGATCCGGGGGTTTTTGGAGAGGATAGTCTGGAAGACGCCCAGCCGTTCGGCCCTGCCGCCAGACCAATCGTCCTTCTGAGCTCCCTCGATCCAGGCTTTTGCGCCGGCCTGGTCGGTGAGCTTCCTGGTCATGAGGCGGGTGTCCAGGGTGGAATTGATCAGGTTCGCCGTGGTCTTGGACTTCATGGCCGCCACAGCCGCAAAACCCACCAGCACCGCCGAGGCTCCGACAAGGGCCAATCGGTACTCTGCGATGGCCGAGGAGCTGCTCTTCAACCAGCCGGTGAAGCCTGCGCCTCCACCCGTCAAGAAGCTTGAGATTGAGCCCTTGAAGGAATTCATGCCCTGGCCCAGATAGCCGGATGTTCCCCAAAATTGGGCCAGAGTCTTTTGCTTCTGGAACTCTGCCGATGCGCCCTTGAGAGCCGTTACGGCAGCAACGCCAAACGTCCTGCTGACTTGCAGGGCGCTGCCCAGCAGCTTCTGGTATTCCGCCAGGGGCGCAATGGCCTTGGATGTGATAGAGTTGCCGAGTGTGGAGAGGTCGCGCGTGGCTGCGCCGGCATTTCTCCTGGCGTCCGCCATGGCTCGCTGAGCATTGTCAAGGCCCGATGCACTCACGCTGAGATTGATTTTGCTTTTTCCGAGTAGGGCATCCCGCTGCTTGCGAATTTCCAGGAGACGATTTCCAATATTATCATCGACATCGAGCTTAATGGTTACTTGACGCTCCGTCACGAGAATCTTGCCTCCTGTTCGACTACTGCCTTGATCTCAGCTTCCAGAGCCGCCCGGAATGGTGCCTGTTTTTTCTTGAGCTCTTCCATCTCTTTGCGGATCTCACCACCTGGCTTCATGGCACGCTGCAATTTTCCGTAATTCTTGGAATACTCGATATCAGCATCCATGTCTTCACTCCCACCGTTGCCTCGCTTCACGGTGCCGTTGCCCGCTTTTATCATGGCGTCCTCCATACCGGCCATGCTCAGGAACATGATCTGGGCCGTGGTGAGCTGGTCAAACGGCCCCAGGCCCTGGGCTGTGCAGGCTATGCGGGACCAGATGGCGCCTTCTTGGCTGAGAAAAAACCTTCAACCTCTTTCCAGGAGCTTGTGGATGCTCCTATGATAGCCATGCCGATCTGCAGCACAGAAAATCCACGCAGCTCCTCGACCAGGAGAGATGTATTGCATTCATCGCAGCCTTTGCCATGGCATGAACAATTGGGATCCGGTATTATTCCAGCCTTGGCTAGTTCTCCCAGGAAGAGCGTGAGCTTGGGCGACATTGCTCCAGATGCCTTCAATATCGTCTCCTGGGATGGTGCCGGCACCTTGAGGGCCTCTATCTCTTCAGCAGCGAGCAAACTCGATGCTTTCTTTAGCAGCTCCTCAGGTGGTTGGGCAGATCGGAGAGCTTCTATATCCTCCTCCGAGAATAGACTTAGCAGCTTCTTGGTCAGCTCCTGCGAAGGCTGGGCCGCCTGGAGGGCCTTAATCTCTTCATCAGTCAGATTTTGGGAATAGAGGGCCGCGATAGCTTCCTCCAGTGTGTACCCTACCCTTTCCTCGATCCTGGCCAGCGTCATATCGGAGAGCGCATGAATGCGCACCACGACGCCCTCGCCGTACTGGGGGAGGGGAACTTCAAGCTCATATCCGATACCCCGAAGGGTCTTCTTCCGCGTAATGTAATTTCCCATAATTTTAGCTCCTTTTCAGTCAGAATTAGGAGCGCCGCCCACCGGGTTTTTCACCCGTATGAGACTCTGATGAGCCTTCGGCCATGGGCAGCGTCCTAGAATGTATCTATTTAATATTAATGCAGACTATTATTAAAAAAGAAATTATTCGAAAGACCCTTATTTGGGAATCTTTCGACTGAATCCGAAGTCCACACTTGTTACGATCGACCCCTTATCGGGGTAGTCACGTGTGAACTTGTCGACTTTCGCGTCCAGCAAAGCCTCAATGAATCCCAACGTAAGGTTCTGACCAGTCGAGATGAAATCACTCTTTTGCGTGCTGCCGAAGTTGGCATTTTCGGCGTGCTTGCCCGGCACCTCCCGGATAATCACGTCGAAGTACACCGCCCCGCCTTCATCATCCTGGTCTGTCAGGGCATTGGTCAGGGCCAACATCTCGTGTGTGGTTAGCGCTGGCGTCCCGTCCACCAGGAACGATGCAAATGTCAGGGTTCCGGAGTATTTGTGCTCGTGGCTGACTCTGGCATAAGGATCCCTCGTGCCGCTTCCATACATATCCTCGTTGGTGAATGTCTTATCCCATTTGATGGAGCGGGCTTTGAAGTACATGTCCGCGACGTCGATCAAAACATCGAGCGTGGAAAGGGCATAAAGCGCCTTTCCCGGGGTGACCATATATTCAGAATAGGGATGCTTTCCTCTTGATGGCATTCTCTTTCACCTCCTAAGCCGCAACTTTGTCGCTGTAGTATCCGACGCCCAGCCAAGTGAACACTCTCTCGATGTGGCCGACCGGCTGAATCATGCAGCTTATGTCGACTGCATTATGGTCGCTCGCATTCGGCGTGACCTTGATGCTGAAGGTATCCAGCACCGACTGATTAGCCAGCTGGTCGAGCAGGATATAAATCGAGTCCTGCATCCTGCCGAGGTTCGTCAAGGTCCTGCGTTCGTTCAGGAACTTCTTGACCACCTGGTCGATGAGGATCACGCACTCTGCGATAGTCCTGACATCCACAGTCCGCTTGAAGTTATCATCCGGATCCGTGGAGATGCCCACATAGGGATGGATGCCGGTGTCCTTGATCAGGACCTCGACCTGGCCGTAGGTGAACACCTCCCTCTGGACCTCGGTGAACTGGAAGAGCAGCCCATCCACGCCCTTGAAGCTGTTGGAGTTCGTGGCCGGTGACACACCCAGCGCCAGAGCCGCCTCCTGGCCGGCTCTTGCAGCTGCCAGGTTCCTCTCCGTCTTTGATAGACCGTTGCCGATCAACGTCATCCAGAGGTTATCATAGCCCTCTGCAAAGTCTGCCATCTCCTGGGCAGTCAGGATAGTCTGACCGGAATCCACGAGAGACACGAAGCCCTGGCAAGGCATTTTGCCGGTAGCTCCCCGGCCATTGGCCATCTTGCGCAGGAACGCATCCATCAGGGGCACGATATCCTTCTGGCCGAGTGTGACCTCGTTCTGAGTCACGAAGATGGAGCTTGGCAAGATCGTGTTGCCGAGGTCAGGATACTCGATGAGCGCATTAAAAGCCGCTTCCCAGTCATCTATGGTTATCTCATCGCCATCCGATCCGCCAGCCATGTTGACCGCTACGACATCGCCACCGACATCCAGGGTCCTCTTGGGTAAGTGAGTGGCACCCACGACAGGATCGAAGGTGGCAATCGAGGAGTTATACATCTGGGCCTGGATTTGTGTCAGGTCCATGAGATTGTTGTAGACTGTCGGGAGACCTACCTCGTCCTCGACGGTGATCTTCCTGGACTTGTAGCTGTACCGGCATTCGACCTGCTCGGCTCCAGTTGGCCACTCGCCAGTGGCAAATGATACTTTTCCTGTCGCCTTGTCGTACTTGGCCTCTCCCGGGTCCGGTGTGCCGGTGTAAACGAGTGTCTTCCTGGTGCCGTTGACCTTGATGTAGTTGGTCGAGGTTTCCACCAGATCGTCAAAGAGCAAAGCATAGGGAGTCGTGCCGCCATTGCCCGTGAAGATCTCAGTTTTCCTGCCATCCAGATCTCCGTAGTCAATGGTGAACCTGGGTATCTGGCCCCACGCGCCCGGGCCTGCTGCATTGAGCGTGGCCACATGGTTGCCTGGGGTCTGGCTGTCGTTCAGCTCCAGGAGGGCACTGGCATAATTTGCACCCATCACACGCACGCCGCCAATCACGCTGCAGCCCTGGTCTGCCGCAGTCTCCATGCCTTCCTTGAGCGGGCCGGAGTAATATGTCGCCCGGATCTGCGAAGGCTGCGAACCCATACAGAAGAAGGGCTCCATAGCCGGGCCACGAGCTGCGGTTCCTATGCCTATGCAGACACCGCGCCCCACTAAGACCGTTACCCGTCCGATTGACTGGATCTGGATAATGTGTCTCAGAAAGTTGAACTTATTTCCAAGATCGATTTCCGCCATTGTCACCCCTCACTCGTTTACATCAACTTCGACCGGCATGCGTGTGGCTCTGGCCTTGTCGAGTCCGTTCTGTTTGACCATGAGCTGGTATTTTTCCTGTGTCAGCCCAGCCTTTCTCATGAGGTCCTGATCGCCGAGCAGATCGGCTACCCTCATCGAAATTTTCTTTTTGACCAAAAAGATCACCTTTTAGTTATTGTCAACAATCGTGGCCGTGATGCCTACCGATAATTCGCGTACCAGCACGGCCCGTTCAAACAAAAGATGCGATGCAGGCTTTGCGGTCTGCACGCTGAGGTCCGTATAAACGGTCTTGATATATTCTGCTTCGGATACATCGCTCATTTCATAAGTAAATTTGAGATCCACCTGCGCCCAGTAGAGGTCTTTTCCGTTATCGAGTCTCTCGGGGGCCAGGGGTGCCGAGTTCAGGATCTCATCAAACTGCACACCATCAATTCGCAGTAGCAGATCCCGCCGGGTGGCCAGACACTTCCTGATGAATGCCTCCCAAATGCGAGAGAGTTCATCCTTGTCATTGGTTCTCAGGACCACGTTCATGGTGGCTCCGTGCCACTGCCCCCAGTAGTCGTCCAGGCCTCCAGTCTCTCTATTCCTGACTGTGCGTATGATCTGGTTGCTTCCCTCGCTCGGAGTGCCCACCGATGAGAAGTAGTATGTGATAGCCGGGGCGATGAGGTCCGGAACGATGTTATCCGTTTCCACCAGTGGATAGTCGTAGCCCGCCAGGACATGAGGGATCCAGGCCAGGATAGTGGCCTTCGTGGCCTCAGGGATTGGGATCATT